TCAGTACCCGCCGGCCTGGTAGGCGATCTTCTCGAAGCTGCCGTAGGTCGCGTTCGCGTACCGGACGCCGGCGCAGATGCTCGCAACGGGGTCGTAAGGGTCGTCGGGCAGGCTCTTGAGCCGGTAGGCGCGGAAGGTCGGGTCGATCACCTGAAGGAGGCCCTTGGACGGGGTGCCGGCCGCCGCGTTGCTGTCGGTCAGGTTGATGGCCCGCGGGTTGCCGCCGGACTCGATCATGGCCCGGGCCTTGATCGCTGCGGCTGAGGGGACGAGGTCCCCGTTCTTGCGCAGTTCCTCGCGCGCCTGCTCGATCCAGCCGTCCAGGGTGCCGCTGACGGAAGCGCGAGCCCGGTCCTTCTTCGAGGCCGGCGAGGGCATCGGCGCCTTCGCCTTCTCCGTCGGGGGCGGCGTCGTCTTGGGGTCGGTGCTGTCCACGGTGAGGGTCTGTCCGGGGAAGATCAGGTCCGGGTCGGTGACCTTGTCGGCGTTGGCTCCGTAGAGGCGCTGCCAGTCCTCGCCGGAGCCGAGCTGCTGGGCGGCGATGTCCCAGAGGGTGTCGCCCTCGCGCACGGTGCGCATAGTCTTCTTGCTGGTCGTGTTCTTGTCGGAGGTGTCGGCCGTACTCGACAGTGCCGGCGTGGTCGGCATGGCCTTGTCCGGGGCGCCGGAGTACGTGCTGGTGGCGGTGGCCTGGGGTGTGGCATAGGCGGTGCCGGCGAGTGCACCGGGGATGGCGAGGCCGGTCACCAGGGCGGCCGTCCGTTTGCGGTGGATCAACTGCTGTCCTTCATTGCGTCCCGTCCGGCCGGAGCGGCCGGCGGTGTTCTAGGCGGCCTCGGCGAGGTAGCGCGCGAGGTCGAGTACGGCGGCGTGCGTGAACGGTGTGTCGCCCTGGCGGAGGAGTTCACGGGCGCGCAGATAGGCCCGCTCTGCGTTGACGGTGACCGGCTGGGGGATCATGACGTCCCCGATCGTCGCGGCAGCGGCCGCCGGCTGCTCCAGGTTGCGGCCCTCCTTGCAGGGACCCGATTCCACGGCCTCCTCGACGGCGTGAGGGATGGGCTCTGCGACCGTCTCGGTGTTGACCCGCGCGGGTTCAACTGCGGTGGTGAGTACGGGATGGAGGAGGGGGAGCGAGACGGTATCGGACGGGCTCACCGCGACCGGTTCGGGTTCCGGGTCGGTAGGGCTGGTGTCGCGTTCGAGGGCCAGGCCCTCGCGGTTCAGTGCCTCGGTGATCACGTCCTTGTGGTCCTGCTGGCCGTCCTGCGGTCGGGTGGCGCGCTCGGCGAGGTCGGCGAGTACCTGCATCAGGAGCCGGGTTTCACCGGCGTCCAGGTAGACCATGCGCGGTGTCTGCTCTTGCTCGTGGACGGCGAAGGCGATGTCGCCATCCGTGTCCAGGGAGACGGCCAGGTAGTCACCCGGGGTGGAGTTGCAGTTGAAGCGGTAGATCATTTCTCTGCTCTGTGGCGTCGGAGCCGGCGGGGGCTTACTGGTCGGTTTCGGGGGGCGAGTGGCACGAGTCCCAGGAGTCGTCCCATGTGGTCCAGTCCTGGCCGTCCAGGACGGACGCGCCAGCCAGTGCGGCGTCCTCGGGGGTGGCGTAGTAGCTCACCTGGTGATCGCTTTCGTTGATCAGATGTGGCCTACTTCCCGGGCCTTGCGCAGCTTGGTGCGGGCCCGTTTGAGGGTCACGTTCACGGTGTTGTGGGTCTTGCCGAGCACCTGGGCGGTGGTGTGCAGGTCGGGGGTGCCCTTGGCGGTGGCCTCGTTGTAGCTATAGGCGGTGCCGTAGGCGACGGAGACGACTTCCCGTTCGGCGGGGGACAGCACCTCGGCGACGCGTCCGGCGATGACGTGACCGACGGCTATGGAGCGCTCGCGCATCTCACGGTCGGCGGCGTGGTCCGCCAGGGCTCCGACCTCGCGCCAGGTGGCGCCCCTGCCCTGGGCTGGCGGCTGACCGGCGTGGATGCGTTCGCGCCGCTTCGCGCCGACCTGCACGCCCTTGCCGGTGGTCGCCACGCCCTTGCAGCGGACCGCGTCGCGTGAGAGGTCGAGCGGGTGGCACATGTGGTCGGGGAGCTGGCCCTGGTCTTCGGCCCAGCGGTCGCCGCTGGTGTACGCGGAGGAGGACGCGGGCAGGGCTGCCACCCCCGCCGCGGTCGCGGAACTTCCTTCGATCGGTTCGGGGCCTTCGAAGGCGCTGCGGACCAGTGCGGCGAGCTGCGGCGACAGCCGGCGCTCGGGGTCGTCCAGCGAGGTGACGATGTGTACGGCCTCGTCGAAGTTGCCGCCGCTCTGCCGCAGGGCGGCGGCGAAGGTGGCCCGCGCGACGTCGCCGATTCCGGGGACAGTCCAGCGCAGGGCCGCGCGGTGGACGTCGAACTTCGCCCGCTGGAACGCATAGGTCGTGAAGGCGGCGGCGTTGTCAGCGTCGACGTCCCAGTCCTGGAGTGCGCGCCAGAAGGCCAGCCGGGCCTCCTGCATGAGGTCGTCGCGCATCTGGGTCCCGCCGGCGATGCGGGTTGCCCGATCGGCGGCGATCTTCACGGCGGCGCCCTCCAGGGCGTCCAGGATCTGCTCGGCAGCGGCGGCGTCACCGTTCTGGGCGGCGGTGATCTGCTCGGCCGTGATGGTCGTGCGCAAGGGTGGTGCTCCTTGTTCGGTTCTCCGCCGGGCTTGAGTTCGGGTTGGGTACAAACCCGGAGAAAGCGCCCGACGAGGGCCGAAAAAGGGCATGACGAAGCCCCCGGACGGCGGGTAGGCCGGGCGGGGGCGTGACTGGTTACAAAGGGGCCCCTGTGCCGTGATCAGCGCAGGGGCGTGGGAGTGCCGCCCTGCGCGCTACGTGCAGGGCTCGGCGAGGGTGAGCAGGCGGGCGAAGACACCGTCGGCACGGCAGCGCTGTGCGGCCGCGACGCGGGCGGCGCGGAAGAACGCGCGGTACGACCATGCCCGGTGGAGGTGGAGGGCAGGAAACGCGAGGATCAGCCGCACGATCACGCTCGGACGCAGACCGGTAAGCCAGTGCAGCGCCAGGCAGCGCAGACGCTCGATCAGCGCCCGAATGAACACCTCGGGGGCCGCCGATCGGCCGGTGAAACAGCTCTGACAGGATGACGCAGGGCGGATGGTTGAAAGCTGCACAGCCCTTCCACCTCCTGCTAGTTACTCACCAGTGCGCAATTCGCACCGCAGTACTTAAACACGGCATAAACCCCGATTGGCCGTGCCGTGACCCAAATCCGCCGCCGGAACGAGAGACCGTCGGGCGCCCCCTCCATGTGGGGGATGAGGGCGTGATCACCGTGATACTTGCGTGATCTGGGCGAGATGTTCCGTGACCTGATCACGGGTGGAAACCACCTCTGCCCAATCGCTTCCGGGCCCGGGTCCGGGTCAGCCCAGCACCTGGGCCCGGAGGTCGGCGGTCCGGGATAGGTAGGCGGCGGCCTTTTCCAGGACCGCCGGGTCGTCGGCGAGCAGTCCCAGCGCGGCGTTGCACGTGGAGTGCAGGAGGCCACGGGGCAGTCCGGAGACGTGATCGTGGTCGACGACGAGTCGGCCGCCGGAAGCCGGCCCCTCCCCGCAGACCGGGCAGCGCCATCCCTGGGCGGCTCCCATCGACCGGTAGTCCTCGCTCGTGATCCCGTAGGTCCGCCGCAGCCGTCGGTCCCGCTCGCGCGCGGGGACCCGGGCCTGCTTCCTGCGGGCGGTGGTACACGCCTGACAGCGGGAGGTGCGGCCGTCTCCGTTGGAGCGGTGCCGGGGGAACCGGGCGAGCGGCAGCAGGTCGCCGCAGTCGCAGCAGGGCTTGACGCTCATCTGCTCCCGCCTCCTCAGTAGTCGCCGCCCTTGAGGCTGCCCCATGATCTTTTGCCGATGTCCGCACTTGCGGTGATCGGCACGCCGTACAGGTCGAAGTTCATCGCCTTCTCGACGGCTCGCGCGATGTCCTGGGCGTCCTCGGCCGGCGCGGACACAAGGACCTCGTCGTGCACCGGCAGCCGGAGGTAGTCCAGGACGCCGGCGTCCTGCATGTCGCACAGCGCCTGACCCAAGCAGTCGCGGGCGGCTGACTGGACCTGGTAGTTCACGACCGCGTACGTGCGGTCGCGGTCGAGCGGGAGCCGGCGGCCGGTCACCGTCGTGGTGATCATGCCGTTGGCCATGGCCTCGCGCTGCCAGGTGTTCGAGGCCCGCTTGATCTCGGGGAAGACGTGGTCGTAGGTGCGCATGGCCGAACGGACGGCGCCCTCGTCGGCTCCCGTCATGCGGGCGACGCCGGAGGCTCCGCCGCCGAAGATCTTCCCGAAGCCGATGCCCTTGCACAGCGCCCGCAACCGCCCGTCCGGGTCCGGGGCGTCGCCGTAGACCAGGGAGCGGGTGTAGCTGTGCAGGTCCTCGCCGGCGAGGATGGCGGCCTTCATGCGCCTGACGTCCGCGAGTGCGGCCATGACCCGCATCTCGACCGCGTCGAAGTCGCACGAGATCATCACGTGGCCCTCGTCGGCCAGGATGGCGCGGCGGATCATCACGTCCCGGCCGGGAAGCGTCTGCAAGGCCGGCCGGGTGATCGACATCCGACCCGTCCGTGCGGCCAGGGAGTGGATGAAGGGGTGCACGCGCCCTTCGGCGTCCAGCGTTTGCAGGAACGTATCCGCGTACGCCGACTTCCACTTGCCCGCCCTCTTGGAGCGGATGACCGCATCAGCCAGCGGGTTCGGAGTCCGGGCACCAAGGCGTTCCCACGAGGTGTTGAGATCGGCCAAGGCCAGCAGGACGGCCTTGTCGACGCGCAGCGCGCCGCCGGCGGTCCGCTCGGTCAGCGTCTCGCCCATGCCGAGGAGGGCGTCCGCCACCTGCTTGGGCGAGTTGATCGACTCGACGCCGTAGCGGCGGGCCTTGTGCTCGAACTCCTCGGCCTGCGCGTGCAGCCGGTCGGACAGGGCCTTGGTGTACTCGACGTCGCACAGCAGGCCCGTGCGCTGCATGTGGGCGCAGATGAAGGCGATGCGGTGCTCGTACTCCAGCAGCGTCGGCCGGATGCCCAACTCGGCGTGCACGCCGTTCAGGGCATACAGGAGCCGGGCGGTGAGCAGGACGTCGAGTCCTGCGTACGTCTCGTAGGTCGGGTGATCGAGCGGGATGCCGGCGAAGCCCGCGGCCTTGGTCAGGCCGAGGGACCGGAAAACGCGGGTCAGGTCCTCTTGGGTGTCGGGGGCGGCCGGGTCAATGTAGTGAGCGGAGAGAGGCTTGAGGCCGGTGCCCACCCCGCCTTCCTGGGCCTGGCGGGGGTCGACGAGGGTGGCCATGATCTTGGTGTCGACGGTGCGCGGGTAGAGGTGCTCCAGCGGTACGCCGAGGCAGCGGTCCGCCACGAGCCAGTCGAAGGCGGCGTGGTGGATGACGACGCGCGGCAGGTCGAGAAGGACTCGGCGTGCAGCGTCGGCGAAAAGCCGGCCACGTTCGACCGGCAGCACCCACGCGGTGCGCTGGTCGCCGAACTGCGCGAGGCGCAGCCGGTAGTCGGCGCTGAAGATGTCCAGACCGCTGGTCTCGGTGTCGAAGGCGACCGGGCGGCCAGCCGATATGTGGCCGGCCGCCCAGTCCTGGAACGCCCGCACGTCCTGGGCGTCCTCCACCACGTGGATGTCGACCGGCTCCCCGGCGATGACGTACCCGTGCGTACGCAAGCGTTCTTCCTTTAGTTATCGCCCCCGAAAATGCCGGGGCCCCGCCGTGCGGGTTGTGAAAGGTCCAGCAGGTTGCGGAACCCGCGCGAGCCGTCGGAGCGCTGTCCTTCGACCACGCCGGGGAAGGTCCGCACGGCGTCGTAGAAGCGATTGCGGCTCATGGGGTGCTTGATCCCGCATTCCTCGACCCAGGTGCGGTAGCGCTCCCAGGTATCCGGCCGGCGCGTGAAGGCACCCGGTTCGACGGCGAACTCCTCGCCGATGAATCCGGAGAGCGGGTGTGAGGCATCCCGGTAGTGGGCGGTGCGCTTCTCGACCGACGGCGGGAAATCGAGTCCCTGGCCGGCTGCGTGCTTGGCGAACCAGCGCACCGCGCCGGCCACCGCCCATGCGGCGATGCCTTCGCGTTCGCGGTGCAAGGTGGTCGACAGGTGCCGGTCTTCCCGGCCCCGGAAGTCCTGTTCCCAGGGGATGACGCGGACGCGCTGCCACAGTGCGGCGTCGGTGGCGTCCACGTCCGGGCAGTAATTCGTGTCCACCTGCACCAGGCAGGCCGGCCGGAACGTGATGTCGTGGCGGGCGTAGACGCCGCGCGCGCTGATGGTCTGGTCCCCGGTGATGGCCTTCATCAGGGCCTGGTCGAGCTGCATCGAGGCCGGCCACTCCGAGCTGATCACCAGCCGCTTTCCGCGCAGGCCCACGATGTCCGCGCGAGGTCCGCCCGACTCCCGCCGGCGCTGGAACAGGGACGCGTCCACTCGGTGTGCCGCTGCGCCGAACACGTCCTCGAGGGTGCCGGTGAACGTCGTCTTGCCGTTGGTCGTTGGACCGACGTGCATCACGAAGCACCGCTCGACCGACAGCCCGGAAAGCCCGTATCCGACGAGTTCCTGGAGGAAGGCCGGCATGGCCTCGCTGTCCGGGTGGCATTCGCGAAGGAACCGTTCCCAGCGGGGCGCGGGTGCCTCGGGGTTGAAGTCCACGTCCACGAAGAACGTGTTCATGTTCTCCGGCCGGTGCTCGCTCAAGTCGCCCGTGAACAGGTCGACCATGCCGTTTCGGAAGGCTAGCTGGCGGGGGTCGGCGTCGAACTGGTCGACGCTCGCGTAGACGCCGGGAATGGAGGACAGCATGTCCACCATGCCGCGCACCCGCTGCGCGCTCTGGGAAAGGCTGACCCACTTCGCCAGGGCGTCCGGGTTGGCGTGCCCGGACTCCTTGGCCATCTCCGCGACGACGGCCCGAACGTCGGCGTACAGGGCTTCCTCCGGAACCTGGGCCCATTTACGGCCCTGCCATCTGAAAACACCTGCCCCGGGGATCATGCGGACGTTGCCGCCGAGCTTGCGGTAAAGCCGCTCGGCGTTGCCGAGGTCGGTCAGGGGCAGCGGCCCCGGCTCCTCGGCCCCGGTCGGCGCGTGTGTGGCCGAGGCGGGCTCGAGGGCCTTGACCAGTTGCGCCGACCGGACGGCCCGGTGCAGCCGGCCGGCGAACTCCGACGGGTCCTGCTCGCGCCACTCGGTCAGGTCCAGGCCGGCCGGGATGCCATCAAGGCGGCGCACCGGGACACCGGCCCGCAGTAGGGCGCGCGCCAGGTCGTCGGTGAAGGCGTCGCCGGCCCGGTCGCGGTCGCCGGCCAGCACCACGTCCCGGTCGCCCAGGCCGTCCGCCAGCTCGGCCACCAGCAGCTCGTTGCGCGCCAGGCCAGCCCCGCGTACGGCGACCGAGTCGTAGCCGGCCGCTGCGGCGGTCAGGGCGTCCGAGGGGCCCTCGGTGATGATGACGGTCTCGAAGCCGGCTCCGCCCCGGAAGATGCCGTACTTGGCCCAGGTGCCGCCGGTGTTGGCCAGGGAGACCCAGCGGGCCGGGCAGCGGCCGGAGATGTCCCGGCCCTGGGCGCCGCGCGCGACGCCGTCGAAGCCGATCAGGGGGACGACCAGGCGGGGGAAGCGGGCGAAGGTGTCGGAGACGAACTCCGGGTACTCCGCGGCCGGCTGCCACTCGCCCAGTTCCAGGGCCTGAGCCTGCTGCGCGGTCAGTCCGAACCGCTCGGCGACGTAGTCGTAGACCGCGTCACCGGCGGCCATCATCCGCTCGTCCAGCCACACCCGCAGCGCGGCGACCTGCGCCGGGCCGACCGGCGACGAGCGCAGTGCCGGGGCGGTCAGGCCCTCACCTTCGGAGTTGAAGAGGTCGGAGAACGTCAGGCCGGCCGCCTTCAGCACGTCGGCGGTCTTGCAGGCCGCGCGGCACACCATGCGCACCTTGCGGTCCTCGCCGCGCCAGATGCGCAGCGAGGGGTGGTGGTCGTCGTGGCCGGCGCACCGGGCCAGATAGCCGCCGTCCGCGTGCTCCGAGACGTCCTCGAAGCGCGCCAGGATCGAACGGAACTCCACTTGCTTGTCTCTCTTCTCAGTCGTCGGGGGCATCGACCCCCAGAAGCCGGGCCCGGACCCGGCGGAAGGTGCGTACGTCCATCACGGCGTAGCCGTCGCCCACGCCCTTGCGCGGGCGCTTGATCAGCGCCACCCCGAAGGGTGAGCCGGCGTTGTGGGCCTCGCGGTTGGCCTGCTCGACGAAGCCGGCGAGGTCGTACGCCTTGACGGCCTTGGCCTCGCCGGTGAAGGGGTAGGCGTCCAGGTCGCCGATGTCGTTCACGCCTGTCTGCGCGTTGCGGCGCACCTGGGCGTTCCGGTCGGTCAGCCCCTCGTTGAGGTAGGTCCGCAGGGCCGATTCCCAGGCCGTGCCTTTGGCTTTGTTCACGTTGGCCACTACTGGACGTGCCGCCAGCTCGTGCCGTCCACGATGTGGCGGGTGGCTCGTTCGGAGATGCCGAAGGCGTGCCCGAGGGTGGCTAGGTGCGCGCCGGCTGCGGCGGCCGACCGGATGGCGCGGACCTTGTCCTCGTTCAGCTTGGCCGAGCTGTTGCCGGTGCCCGTCGACGGGTGAAGGTCGGGCAGGAGGGCGTCCTGGCGGAACGGCCATCGCATGATCTCCTCGGCGCTGAGCATGCGGCGGCCGGGGAGGGTGGTGCTGGTCAACCTGTCGATCTCCATGGGTTGTCGGTGGTCACGGGGCCGCCGCGCTTCGTCGACGCGGCAGGCCCGCGGAGTCACGTCCGGGTGCTAGAACGGGACCTCGGCCGGCTGGGCGGCCTTGTGGACGTCAATGACGGGCTTGCGGTACCGGACGTCGATGCCGCTCTTGGTCTGGAACTCCACGAGTTCCAAGCGCAGCGTGCACAGCGCGGGGCCGCCGACGGCTTCCAGCTTGTTCTCGACCTCGTGCAGGACCTTGACCAGTTCCCAGGAGCCGGACACGAAGCGGAAGCGGCCGAGGTCGGGCTGGTCGGCGAGGGAGAACGTCACCTCGACGGAGGGGGCCGGGCCCCGGCCGGTCTTGGCCGCGGCCTTGCGGTCGGCCAGCAGGGCGGGACAGCCGCACGGGGTGCCCTTGTCCTCCTCCGGGCTCAGGAATTCCACGCCGTCGCACTCGTGGATGGGGCCCTGCCGGCCCCACAGCACCATGCGGGAGCGGATGCCCTGCGGCCCGTCGATGACGATCTTCACCGCGTCGGCTTCGGTGAGGACTTCCAGCCGGTCCTCGGCCGAGGTCTCCCACTCCTCCGGCCTGCCGCCGTACGCCTTCGCCACTGCGTCGGCGACCTCGGGGTCCCCGGTGGTCACGCGCCAGGCGCTCAGCGATTCCGGGCGGTTGCCCGCCATCCGGCCCGACCGGAACCGCCCTACCGTGTCGCTGCTGAATCGCGGCTTCGGCCGGCTCTCGGGGTCGGTCTCGAAAATGCGCAGGCTCAAGTAATTCTCCGTGCTCTGACTTGCGTTGATGAGCGGAGAGAGGCGCGCGGCGGCTCAGCCGGGTCAGCATGGCCCCTCTCTCGGAGGGCTTGAGTTCGGGTGGGGTACAGCCGCGTTCAGCGGCGTGCCCCGGTCGCCAGCCACAGCAGCACGGCCGCGACCAGGGCGAGCACTACGACGGGTTCGAGGGTCACCGGGACGCCCGGCGCTGGGTCCCGGTGACGAGGGTGGAGCCGCCCGACATCACCGGCTTGCCGATGACCACCTTCGACCGCTCACGCTCCCAGTCGAAGGTCTCACGCAGCGCGAGGAAGTGGCCGAAGACTTCGTCGGAGATCTCCACGGGCTTGAGCGCCCACTGGTCGGCGGTCACGTGCAGGACCGCACCGGCCTCGCACCGGGGCATCGGATGCTTGACCCCGTCGGCGTCGATGATGTGGTCCGCCCGCGCGTAGGCCGTCAGCTGAAGGGAGACGTCCGCGTAGGTGTCCTTCGACGTCTTGTAGTCCAACATCACCGTCTCTCCGTCAATGCGACAGATGGTATCGAAGGACCCGGCGTAGACATGCCGGTCGCTCCAGGCGACGTCTTCCATCCGCAGGAACTCCGGCTGCGCCCGCTCCAGGAACTCGCAGAAGTGCGCCCGGTACGGTTCGAGGTCGGGGTGGACGCGGCGGACGGCCTCCCCCCGCGCCAGGCGCTCGAAGAGGTCGTGGGCGTCGGAACCGAGGGCGGCGCGCTGCTGGGTGTACCTCCTCGCGGCCCCCTTGAGGTAGTCGACCGCCCCGTCCGCGTCGTTCAGCGCCAGTCCCACCACCGAGCCGAGGTTCTGCACCGCGCACTCGGCCGTCATCTTCGCCTGCCAGAACGCCAGGAACGGCTTGGGCAGGCACGAGATGATGGAGGTGACTCCGGGGACCTTGATGCCGCTCTCGGGCTCCACGTAGAACCGTGAGCCGCCCCGCATGATCGTGTTCGCGCCTGCCATCGCACCCTCTCCGCAGCCCCGCCGGCAGCGGGGGTCGTCTCTTGCGAAGGGCTTGAGTTCAGGCGGGGTACAAGATCGGTGGCGACAGCAGGAAAATCGCTGTCGCCACCTTCTTTCCTTATATGCGGGTAGGGAAGAAGGTACGTGCAGCAGCTGTTTTGCTGCACCGCGCCCAGACCCTGGTGATCACTACTGAAGGTCGACGGACGGTCAATAGCGCGGGACGCGCGCTGATCCCCGCTCCTGACTACTGGATAGAGGGGCCGCTGGTGCGCTGGTCACCGCTTGAGCGGAGCCCGCTGCCTTGGACTCCCAATCGCGCCTGCTTCATACAGCGTCCGGCGTCGCCCCTGTCGAAGTCGCCCGCCGCGCGGGCCACAGCATCGCCGTCCTCTTTCGCTTCTACGCCAAGGTCATCCACGGCCTCCAGCAGGAAGCAAACGAAAGGATCGAACGAGCCCTGACAAAGGCCGCCGACACATCAACCGGATAGCCCCTATAACCCCGAAGCCGAGTGCGGGCTGTAGCTCACAAAGAGCCACGGCCCGCACTCATGCTGCGTTCAGACGGGTACTCTGGACGCCAAATACGGTGCCTCCAAGGCAGTTGCTGGCCAGCAAGCCTGGCCAGCACAGCATCAGCACCAGTCTTCGTCGGGTCCGGCCAGCCAACGGATGGCATGTTTCACCGCATTTCGCAGATCTTCATCGCCCCCGGTCTCCGGGCTCCATGCAGCGAAGAAGAGCGGTGGATCAATTGTGAGCCCCCGTAGTTGAGGGCACTCGCTCAGATTCTGGGCGCCACAAACGACAGCCACAATGGGGGCGAGGGCATCTTTGCCTCGGGCGATGAGTCTGTCCAGACGACTGGAGGGATGAATCAGAGCAACATCAAAAGTGCGTCCCATAGTCAGCCATACCGTCATGTCCACCGGCATAGAGTCATGCCGAACCTCGGAGATGGCGACAACGCTACTGAAAAGTATGTGCAGGCGCGCGCTCAAGAGGTGGCGGTAGAACTCGGCCTTCTCTGGCCAGGAAGCCCACGTGGTTTCGCCTTCAATGTCCCAAGCGAGCAGCCCTTGTAGACCCTGGAGCTCGGATGATGGCCGCGCGAGTGGCTGGATCTCCACAACGGACTGCGCGCTCAGCTCCTGAGTAACAGGCACGTGGATCTTCCACCCCTTGCCCGTCGAAAACGCAGTTTGCCTGCTGACGTGCTGCCAGTAGACCCTCTGAGTTTCAGGGTTGTAGAGCATCACAAGAACTGGCAGTGAATGGCCCAGCCAGTACTCAATATGTGCCGTGTCGCCGACGAACCACCAGCCATCTTCAGTAGGTGACGCGAAATAGCTCAGCCCTGCCTTGATCTGCACAGCAAGGAGTTGGCCGGTCGCCTTTGAAGTGGTGCCGTCCACAACCTCTAAGTGCGCGTCGATACCCACATCGACAGTCGGCTGCTCCCTGAAGACCCAACCAAGCTCCCGGGTGACGAGGTGGCTGATCCAGGTCACCCCCTCTCGCTCAAGTTGCTGTGACTGCCGAACCTGCACGACCGCAACCGCCCCCCTGGAGAGTGTGAGCATCCCGTCAGCATCGTACGGCGCAGAGGGTCACGGTGGGCACATAGTTCAGGCAATCGATGCGTACGTCCATGCCGTCGGTAGCAGCAGCCCGGACTGAGATTGGCTGACGAGTTCAACCATCCGTTGGCCCTCGAAGGCCCGGGCCACAGATGGGCCACACGCACTGATCAACGCCGGGATATCAGTGATCCAGACTGAGATAGACCCCACACGAAAGGGGCGCCCCGATCCGGGGCACCCCTTCTGACCTGCGTCAACGCAGAACTGACGGAGGCTGTGGGATTTAAACCCACGGTGACATCGCTGCCACGACGGTTTTCAAGACCGTATTCCTCGGGGAACGCACGAAGGCCCCCGCAACCGATCCAGAGGACCGACCATGGGGGCCAGGAGGGCGGGGTCAGCGCGCCCGGTTGATGGACGGCACGCCGTCCCGGTAGCCAGGCACCTCAGCGCGCACTCGGGCGTCCGCCGCCCACTGCTCGCGCAACTCGTGCGGCGATACCGACACCCGCGGACTCTCGTCCACGGCGTTCAGCACGTTCTCGACGGGCACGGCTCGCAGGAGCTTGATCAGTAGGTGTCGCATCGGCTCTTCCTGGTCTGTTCCATGGCCGCGTCCACCTGGCGGTGAAGCGCGGCAAGTGTTCCGTTGTTGTTGATCAGCAGCTCCCCGTGGTGGAGGGACAGTCGCTCGGATTCATGCACCGTGTCCCGGAGCCCTGGCCGGTCGACGGACCACAGGGCGAAGCCGTGTGCGGCCAGGGCGCGGGCCTCATTCTCGAAACGGACGTCCGGCACGACGACGGGACGGACGTCCCCCGCCCGGCAGGCGGTGCCGGCCTCCTGGAGCAGCACGTCTACCCAGTAGTTCGCGTTGATGTGGTGGCGTACGCCTTCTGTGCCGAGGCGTTGCAGGAAGCGCCGGGCCTCGGGGTAGCGCTCCTTGACCGTTTCCCAGCCGAACAGTCGTACCGCCTCGGCGAGACGCAGGGTGCCGCCGTCCTGCACTGCGGGGGCGATCAGGGGGTCTATCCCGAAAGCCATGTCCTTGAGCGGGTCGGCCAGGGCCATGCGCCGGAATCCGTGTGCTGCGACGAGCCGTGCGGCCACGGTGTCCTTGCCGCTGCGTGCCCGTCCGATGATCCCGATGCCTCGCACCCTTCCCCTTCCCTCGACCGTCGCGAGGGTTGAGTTCGGGAGGGGTACAGCTCAGTCGAGCCGGCCGCGCCCTTCGGTCTTCTTCGAGACGGCGGGCAGGAGCGCAGTCGGCTGCTCGGTGGGGCTGGCCACCTGGGCCAGGATCGCCTCGGCCTCCTCCCGGAGTACGGCGCGGTGGTTGGGGGTGACGCGGGCTCGTGCGCTGTGGCCGAGGAACAGCGTCACGGCGGCCACGACGGCACCGACCAGGGGTTCGGTGTGCTCGATGCCGGCGAGGGCGGGAACCCACGCTCCCAGCAGGGAGAGGGCTGCCACGACGATGGCGCGCACCATCACGGGGTTGTCTCGGATGTCGTTTCTCAGGGTCATGCCTTTCCGGTGACGCGGATGGCCTCGGCGACGATCGCCCCGAGGGCGGAGACGCCGGCCAGGGGCGCGGCGTAGCGCCACCGTTCGATGGCGCGCAGCCGGTTCTCGTGGTCGGCGAGTTCGGCCGCGGTGGTGGTCTGGGTCTGGGTCAGTCCTCGGACGTCGTCGCGCAGGCCCACGATCTGGTCGTAGATCTCGCGGGCGGAGATGCTGACGCCGAGGGAGTCGCGTTCGCTCATGCCGCCGTCACCAGCTCGGGCACGGTGCGCGTCAGCTCGGTGCGCGCGGCGTCCTTCTTCGAGGCCGGCTTGACCGGGCGGAAGGTGATCGAGCCGTCCGCGTTCTTCTGCATGGTCCACAGCCCCTCGCCCAGGGGATCGGCCGGCGCGGGCTTGGCCTTCTCCGGCGGGTCGGTTGGCTTGGCGGGCTTCGGCTGTGCCGGCTTGGCCGGGGCCGGCTCCTGCGGTGATGTCGGCTTCACCTTCGCGGGAGCGGGTGCCAGAAGCCGACGCAGGGATGCGGGCCCGGGGATGCCGTCGGCGTCCGGGCCAGTGAAGCCGAGGGAGCGCTGGAAGTCGGCGTAGTTGAGCTGGTCGGCCAGCGACCAGCGGGGGCCGGGTCCTTCCGTGTAGTGGCGGCTGAAGCCCTTGTCCACCAGTGCCTTGCTCAGGGCGGTGATGTGTGGCCCGGTCGCCCCAGGGCCATACTCCCGTCCGTCGATGGTGACCCGGCCGGTCGGCGGCTCGTCCTGATCCCGCAGGGGCGTGTCGGGTGCCGGTGGGGAGGGCTTGGCCGGAGCGGGCTTGGCGGTGGCCGGGACGGTCAGCTCCTGACCTTCCGTGATCCGGTCGGGGTGGTCGATGCCGGGGTTCAGGGACAGGAGGGCGGAGACGGTGGTTCCGCACAGGGCGGCGATCACGCTCAGGGTCTGCCCGCGCTTGACGGTCCACCGGCTGGGGCCGGCCGGGGCGGTGGTGTCGCCGGCGACGGTGGCGAAGGCGGGGCGGCCGAAGCCGAGGATCATCGACCGGGGCCGGGTGCGGTAGTACACGCCGTCGCCGTTGTTCTGCGAGCCGGCCGCGCCGCTGGAGGTGTTGCCCTCGACCGTCCTCACGCTCACCCCGGGCTCAGCGTCGGCCAGGACGATGCCGACGTGGTAGGCGACACCGTCGCCGTTGTGGAAGAAGACCACGTCGCCGGCCCTGGCCTGCGCCTGTGCGCTGTACCACTGGCCTCGGCCCTTGAAGAACTCGACGTGCGAGGGGCAGTAGGCGAACTTCCCGACCGCCGCCGCGTTGCCGGTCCGCTCGGCGCAGTACGAGACGAACATGTCGCACCAGGGCTGCCAGTTCATCGGGTACCAGCGGCCGAAGACGGTGTCGTTGTTGCGGCCTTCCTTGTACTTCTGGTCGGCCCACTTCCTCGCTTCGGCGAGGAAGGCGTTACGGGAACCCAGTGCGGGTTCCTCCTTTCGAGATGAGAATGACTTGGCCAGGGCCCACATGATTCACAACGGAGCCCTGGCAGCCAAAAATTACCTGACCCTGCCTCCAAATAATGCCTTGAGTGCCAGCAATGCACGCTCTCTGATCCGGGGGTCCGGATGCATGACCGCCGTCAGCAGTACTGCGGAGACTGTTGCCAGAAACCCCGTACCCGGTAGGACAGTTGTCATCTCCATGGCAGGAACATAGCGCGACCGTTCCGCTGTGCGCAAATGGCGACCTTATATATACGGCTCCACCTTATGCATAAGGTCGGCGTGAATTTCTGGAATACCGGAAACAGTAATCCGGAAATTGGCAGGCTAAACGAAAGTGGGCGCCCTGTCGACCTTCGCGAGCTCTTCGTCGCTCAGGTCGTCCTCGCCCAGGGCGGTGACGGCCGGCACCCAGAACGAGGCGCTGGAGGTGTCGGTGGCGGGGGTGTTGCCGCGTAGGAAGAAGCGGTCCGCGCCGTCTCCCTCGGACCAGCCGGTGCGTCCGGGCCAGCGCCAGAACCACCGCAGGGTGCGGTATTTGATCGTGCCCTTGCCGGGGACGTCGTAGGACTGCATGTCCCCGGGACGGACGACGGCGCAGGGGTATCCGCCGGTGTTGTGGGTGGTCTTGCCGGTGTTCGTCTTCAGCTCGACTTGCCAGTCCTGGGCGGAGAACAGGCGCGCTTCCACTCGCAAGATGGGTTTGTTCATGCCGGAGATCGGCACTTCGGCGAGGTCCACCCAGCCGGGGCCCTGGAAGCGGTGGGCGGAGCCGGGGTAGACGGCCACCGACTGGAACCGGTCGGTGCGCCCGCCGCGCGGGGGTGTGCGTTCCAGGTCGCGCAGCCGGCGTTCGAGGTCGGCGAGCTGGTCGACCAGGCTCGGCTCACGGACTAGTGAAGCTCTCCGCATCAAACAGTTCCTCTTGGCACAGGGACAGCTCGCACCGGTCCGAGCCGTCCGCGTTGACCGCGACGCGCACTTCGGTGAGCACGTACGAGCTGTCGATGCGCATGAATTCGTTGGCTGAGACGAGGCGGAGTTTCTGGCCCATGTTCGGGTCGAAATGGTGGGGGGCGTAGACGTCGGGGTAGGTCAGCACGCGCGGGGTGACGATGCCCGTGGCCCCGAAGTGCAGGGCGGTGTCCCCGTGGAGATCGAGAGTGCTCTGGTGCTTGATCGATCCCATGACGTTGACGATGTCGCGCTGCGGGAAGAGCCGGCGCAGCGGTGGGTTGTCGCGGCGGGACCAGACTCCGGCGGTCTTGTCGCTGCCGCTCGCGCCGATGGTGTACGCGGTCGTCGCGATGTTCTCGCCGTTGAGGAACAGCTCCTGCACCTCGCACGTGGTGCCGTCCACCAGGTCCGGCAGTGGCAGACCGGCCGGGTCGGTGGCGGTGCGGGGCGTGCGGTCGACGGTGTTGCGGATGTCGTGGCGCAGCTCGGTGCCGTTGTGGGCGCGCCATGCCGCGCTGCGGAAGAAGAAGCCGCCGATGTTATCGGCGAGGTCCTGCATCACGTCCAGCGAGGGCTTGAACTCGTTCTCGAGGAACGACAGCTCGCGCTTTCGGGGCATCGCGGTGATGGCCGCGGTGCTGGTCTGGATGCCCCACTCGGCGCGCAGGGCCATGCGCTTGAGGATGTCGGACTGGAAGTCACCGCCGGCCTTGGTGGACCATCCGCCGTAGGCGTGGTTGGTCTCGTAGTACGACAGGAAGTCGCGGGCGGCCAGCTCCAGCGTGCGCTCCTCCAGGTCGACGCGCAGGTTCCACACGATGCCGCCCCAGACCATGTAGCCGTCGCGGACGATGCCCAGGACGGTGCGGAACGGCTGGATCGCCGGGTACCGCAGGCGGGCGTCGTCCAGGGCGGCCAGCGGGATGGTCACGGTGGCCTCGGACGGCTTGTCCATGGTGCGCCGCCAGCCGACGCTCACGAAGCGGGGCGAGGCCCGGTAGACGGCGCGCCAGCCCTTCTGCCGGAAGCTGTCGGGGTGCCACCCGGTACTGCCGGTTCCCCGGGTGAAGTCGAGAGCGGGGTCTCCGTCGGGGATGAACTCGTACAACCGGGCTTCGTAGCCCGATTCGGTGACCGCCAGGGCGGCCCCCTTTCGTGCGGATGGTGCGGGTGGATCAGCGCTTGGGATAGGCGACGGCGTGCAGGTAGGTGACCTGGTAGCCGGTGCGCAGGGTGGCGCGGGTCTTGTCGCCGGCGTGCAGGCCGGCCAGGGCGCGGACGACGACGGGCACGCCGGCGGGGGCCTCGAACTGCGTGGCGATGTCCGCACCGCAGCCCTTCGGGGAGCGCTGCGGTCGGGAAGGGGCGCGGAAGACGGTGGCCAGCTTGGTCTCCGCCGCCGTGCCGAGCTGCACCCGGATCTCGACGTCCGCCGAGGCCGGGGGCTGGTCGGAGAAGTCGCCCCACCACGAGGCGGTGAGTTCGACTTGGCGGGCGTACGGCGTGGGTTCGAACCGGACCTCGCCGAAGGGGTTCCAGCGCAGGTGACCGGTGATGGTCAGGCCCAGCTCGGCGTAGTCGCTGCGGAACTGCGCGCCCGGCGTGCCGACCGGCACCCAGGTGCCGGCCGTGGTCCGGGCGTACTCCGTGCCGGCCGCGGTGTCCAGATACAGGGTTCCGGGTGCGGTCACTCAGTCCTCCCTCGGGTAGAGGGCGACGCGCAGGTAGGTGTCGTGCGGCCGGTCGGGGCTGATCTTCAGGCGCATGCCGGCGGTGTCCTGCCCAGCCTCGGAGCGGAAGGTGAAGTCCATCGCGTACGTGACGGCCGTGCCGGCCGGGACGGGATGCATGGTGACGGTGTCAGTGCCGCCGGCACTGCTCCAGGCCGGGGCCCGGAACATCACGGCCAGCTCGTTGCCGCTGCCCTCACGCACGCGCAGCGAGACCGACTCGGGCGTGTCACCGGAGAACGCGGCCCAGGCCATGGCCTTGATGACCGCCACCCGGTCGTACGCGGCCGGAGCTATGGTCACGGACGTCAGCGGCGTCCACCGGCCCTCGTCGGCCCCGGTGAGCGTGACGGCGGCCGGGAACGCTTCGGCGTAGGCCATGCCCCGGCCGGCGCGTTGCCAGGTGCCCGTACGGTCGGCCCAGTACCGGTCGCCGGTGCGGGTGTCGGTGTACCGGGTTCCAGGGGTTGCTATGTCGTGCTCCCTTGGTCGGGGTAGGCGGTGGCGCGCAGGAAGGTGCCCGGTTCGGTGTCCTCGACCTTCACCGTGCACGCGCCGGTGCTGCGGGGTTCGATGCCGTTGCAGTGCCCGACCAGGCGGTAGGTCGCCGACGCGCCGGCCGGTAGCCGGTCGTAGGTGGAGACGTCCGCGCCGCCGCCGTCCGGCCAGCACGGTTCACGGGTGGCCTCGCCGACCCGGCCGGTCAGGGTCCGGCCGTCGGCGAGGCGGACGTCCCGCGTGATCGTCGTGGTGGTGCTGTTGACCCGGGTGGTCTTCCCGGGTCCGTCGGAGTGCCAGGCGATGGCTGCGTCCACCGACACGATCCGCGGGTACGGCGCGGCCGGGACGAGGAGCGAGCCCAGCTCGACCTCCGGGGAGGCGTTGCCTGCGTACCCCATCCGGAAGGCGTAGCGGTCGTTGTCAATGCGGGCCTGCGCGCTGAACGGGCGGCGCTCCGCCGGCTGCCATGTTCCGTCGCCCAGGGCGGTGTACAGGCTGCCGGCGCGGGTGTCGACGTAGGTGGTGCCGGGGGCGATCGGGTCAGCCATTGCCGCCGCTCCCGGTGGTGGCCGGCACGGCGGTGAAGCCGGGGGGCGGGCCTTCGCCGGCCATGACGAGGTCGGCGGAGCCGACCTTGAACGTCTTGCCGGTGCTCCCGGACTCGGCGACCCACAGGGCCCCGTCCTTGGCGTACAGGACCGCACCGTCCTGCGGACGGTCCGGAGCTGCCGCGCAAGGGCCGAGGGTGACGACGCCGGCCGGGGTGACCTTGAACCGCTCGGTGGTGATGTTCTGCTTCACAACCAGATCGCCGCCGACCGTCGCGCCGGTGTTGGCCTCGACCGTGCCCGTCTCGCCCTTGGCGCCCTTGAGACTGCCGAGGAACGCCCAGTCTCCGCCGGCCTTGTTGAACAGGCCCATGGTCGCGGTATTGATCCACTGGTCCCCGTTCAGGCCCTCGGCCTTCGCCGGGTCCACCGTGGCGGCGTAGAACTTGTTGCCGTCGCGGTGCCACCCCTCCTCGGTGCGCACGAAGCGATTGCCGGAGGAGAAGTTGGTGTACTGCGTGCCGAGGCGGAAGCGGGCCAGCTCGGCCGGCGCGGGGTCCTCGCCACGCGCCGGCCCTGTGCGGGTGACCAGATACTGCCCCCACCCATAGGCGTACCGCTGGTCGTAGTCCGGGGGCAGGTTGAGGGTGCCGTCCGGGTAGCGGCCGAACTTCGCAACGACCAGCCGCCGGCCCTCGTCCGTGGCCGGCGGGGCGTCGTCGGGCACCACCTGGGGCACCAGGGCGTTGCGCCAGTCGCCGTGGGCGATGTCCTCGACGTACAGCACGACGTAGCCGGACTGCACGGACGTCGGCACCGGGACTTGCAGGGCGGTGTCGGATTCGACCCAGTACACGCCGCCGGCCTCGTCGCCGTCCTTGATCCACGCCCGGCCCGGGGCGAGTGCGATGTAGCCGGGGCCGTGGAGGGCGGACAGGGAGGGCTCGAAGCTCTCGCGGCTGTCGAAGCCGGCCACGAAGTCCTGCATGGACCCGAACATCCGGCGGAAGCTCTGCGCCGAGTAGTCGGCCTCTTCCTGAAACGCGACGGTGATCACACGAACCTCCCGGGTTGCCACTCGACATGGCCGCTGGCGGCCCCGTCGTAACTCGTCTTGCTCTGCTCGATGGAGACCTCCACTGTCCGGCCGGCCTCCGCCCGCCCCCACTGGGTGAGGGTCGGCGCGACGGGCGTTCCCGCGCTCGCGCCGTCCGCGTAGTGCGTGAGCGCCGGAGGGCCGGTCACGGGGACGTCGAGCACCAGGCGCTCGCCGGCGGTCAGCCGGAACGGCGTGCCGTCCGGCCACCGCTCGACTCCCATGCGTCCCACGATCTGGCCAGCCTCCTTGAACACCAGGACCGGCCCTTCGACGGGTCCGCGGATTTCCGCCCGCAGCGCGGCGGTGTCCATCGACCCGTTCGTCAGCATCGCGGTGCGGGGCGGGCCCCAGCCGCCGTTACGCGGGATGCGCAGCGGCATGCGCAGCGCACGGTGCCGACCGAAGCGGTAGCCGCCGCGCTTGAAGTCGGTGGAGGCGGCCAGCTCCTTGCGGATCGGGCGCACGGCCCGAATCCACGGTTCGGTGCATTCGAGCTGCACGTCGACGAGGGGATGGAACTGTCCGTACGTCTCGTCGACGCTGGTCTCCCGCTTGCGGACGCGGCCGGCGACCTGGGCCCAGGCGCCTTGGGCGACGCCGGGCAGGCAGAAGGAGAACGGCCGCTCGTCGCGGGAATGGGTGAAGGCCGCGGCGACCTCGCCCATGAGGAGATCGAGGTGCTCGGAGGAGTCGGCCATCACCCGGAACGTGATGCTGACGACGCGGCCGCGCATGTAGTCGCGGCCGGGCAGCAGCCCGTCGTAGTTGACGAGTTCGAGGTCATGGGACTTCACGTCCGGCATCGCGGCCAAGCCGTCCACCTTGACCGGCAAAAGCGGGGACTCATCCCCCAGGAGCACGCCTCCGTACGCGAGTGTCCACGGCGTGCCTGTGAACGGGATGCGCGCCGACTTCATCGTTTACCGTCCAATCCGAAGCTGCCATGCGACTTCGCGGCCGATCTCGCGCGGGTCCGCGTTCGTGCTCGCGTTGATCGTGATCGGCCTCTCGGCCCTGTCCGTCTTGCCGTCCCGGTGCTTGTCCCGGTTCTCGTCCGCGCTGCGGCCGGCCTTGCGGCCGAAGTCGCCGACCAGGGATCGGGAGACGATCTGCTGGAGGGGCTGGAGCGCGTCCGCGATCGGATCGCTGTACCCGATGGGCGACGGCCCGAAGTCGGACATGACCGGCAGCGCCATGAACGGCGAGGGCGCCGCGTAGCTCATGGGCATGGCGGCCAGGGACATGAAGCTGGAGAACGGCGAAGTGATCGCGTCCTTGATCCCGGAGATCACGCCGCCCACGGACACCGACTTCAGGCCGGAGATGAAGCCGTTGACGACGTCCTTGCCCTTCTGGACCAGCCACGAGCCGGCATCGCCGATCGCGCCGAGGACCTTGTCCTTCAGGCCCCGGCACCAGCTCACCAGGTCACCCAGCTTCGAGACCGCGCCGTCCTTCGCCCGGCCGAACCAGTCGACGAACTTGCCCGGCAGCTCGCCGAGCTTGGCGCAGGCGTCGCGCACCCAGCCGACCGCGCGGGAGACGGCGTCGGAGATGGCCTGCCAGATGGTCGCCGTGACGTTTCTGCACGCGTCCCAGGCGGACGAGACCTTGTCCTGCACCCACTGCGCGCCCTGCGACGTCGCGTTGGTGATCCACTGCCAGGCGGAGCTCACCTTGTCGGAGCACCACTGCCAGGCCGCGCCCGTCTTGTCCTGCACCCACTGCCAGGCGGCCGGCACCTCGGAGCGCACCCAGTCCACCGCCGTGGCGATGGCCGAGCGCATGGCCTCCCAGGCTTGGGCGAAGAGGTTCAGCGCCCCCATGGTGGCCTGGAGCCCGGCGACGAACTGCATCAAGATCCACGATGCGAGGTCGACCAGGAGCTGCATGGCCTCCGGGTTGTCCGTCAGCGCCCGCATCACCCCTCGCAGCGCCTCGGCGAGGGTGTTCAGCGCCTGCGGCGCGAAGTCGGCCAGGGAAACCAGCAGATCGGCGAAGGCGCTGGTGACGACCGACAGGAAGTTGATGAAGGCGTCGAAGACCTTCGACAGGACCGGCGCGTTCTGCGCGAGCTTGTCGAAGAAGTCCCCGACGATCCGGCCGAGTTCGGCGAACCCCGTCGAGACGTGCTCGACGAAGTCCTGCATCCCCGACTCGTTGAGCGCCTTCGTCAGGCGCGGCAGGAGCTTGTCCGCGAAGCCGGTCAGGCTGCGGACGAGGGGATCGACGTACTGGGTGCCGGCCTCGAAGAAGGACCGGAACATCCCCCGGGAGGAACCGAGCCACCTGCGGATGTGGTCCAGGGCGGCCTTGACCGGTCGCTCCATCACCGAGGCGGCGTCCGCGAAGACGGACTTCGCCTCCTTGGCGACGCCGGAGAACGACGACTTGAGCTTGTCGGTCCCCAGCGCCAGGGCCGCGACGCCGGCCACCAGCGGCAGCAGGGGGACCGCCGCCAGGGCGGCGACGGCGACGAGGCCGGCACCCGCGACGACCGCGAGGGTTGTCAGCGAGGCGACCGTGGCCATCACGGCCACCTGCACGCCGCTGCCGATCGCGCTGCTCGCGGCCCCGGCCGCGCCGGCGATACCGCTGAACGTCTGCCGGCCGCCGTCCAGCAGATCGGAGAAGCCGGCCCGGACGGAGGTGAACGCGGTGCCGAAGCCGGCCGCGATCATCTCTCCGGTGCCGGAGAGGAGCTGCCGGGCGCCGTCGACCGCGCGGCCGACGTTGCCGAGGAAGCCCCGGTCCACCCGTGCCTGAATGCGCACATCGCGCCGGCGGGTGAGCGCCATCAGGCGCGCCTCGGCGCGGCCGGCGTCCACGTCCGGGCGGATGGTCGGGGTGATGCGACGCGCGCGGCGGGCCAGGGCGTCCAGCCGGCCCCGTGCCGTGGCGTCGTCTACGTCCACATGGACACGCACTCGCGCCTGCCGCTCGATGCGGTCGAGATACCGCTGGAGCGACTGGTGAAAGTTGCTCGTGTCCGGGAGAACCTTGATATGGACGCGGCCGCCTTCGGGCCCGCCCGGCCCCGCACCTGCCAAATGGTGCTCCTTGCTAGTTGACGATGAAGGGGGGCGCCTCCGGCTGCTCCTTCGAGCGCTCGGCGACCACGGCCGGGATGGCGACCGACGCGCGGACGGGCGCGAGGTGCGGCGCGCGCGGCCGTTCGCCGGCCAGCGCGGAGACGAAGGGGTTCGAGGCCCGCTCAGCAGTGCCCGAGCCCTTGCCGGGGCGCGGGTAGGGCGTCGGTTTCTCCAGGGCCCCGGGCCGCTTCGCGCGCTGCACGAGAGCCACGTAGGTGTTCCACTGCACCGCGTCCACCAGGTCCGCGAGGATGTGCGCGTGCACGTCCCACCCGACGGCCTGTCGGCCGCCGAGGAGAGCGGCCATGACGGCCGCGTCGTCGGGAAGGTTCTCGACAAGCGCCAGGACGGCGCGGGCCGACATCTCACCCCGGAAGTACGCCAGCAGGTCTACCGAGTAGAACCGGCGCAAGTCCGCGTAGATGGCGGCCCCGTGCTCGTCCAGCAGCCTGACGAGACTCAGGCTTCCGGGACCTCCGCAGCCTCCATCCACGCCTCGAAGATCCGCGAGCGGCCATCCAGCGGCAGCTCGTCCAGAGCCGCCGCCATGGCCTTCTTGTCGGTCGCGACCGCGACCAGGGCCGCGTCCATAGCGTGGATCTTGGTGACGTCCGAGACCTTGTCCGAGCCGAGCGCGTCGATGTGCGCCAGCACGGCCTTGAGGTCGCCGCCCGGCACGGTGGCCAGCGGACGCAGGTGGATCGTTTCGCCGGCGGGGCCGATGAAGGTCAGGCCGGCGGACGCCTTGCTCTCGGCCTCGGCCTTGAGATCAGCGAAGTTCAGTGTGGTCAAGCTGGGTCCTTCTGGGGCTCAAGTTGCGCAGGAGGTTCCCCTGCGAAGAAAGTCGAAGCGTCGGCCGGTGGAGCGCGGGGGCCCGTCCGGCGGATAGGTTCACTGCTCGTCCAGTGGCCGGTCTTGCCTGAGCACGCTGAAGTCATCGTGCTGGCAGCCTGACTTGCTCAGTTCCAGTTGAATGAGGGCGAGTTCAGGACATCGTCGGCAAACCTCTCACAGAGGCACACCCCCTTGGTCAGGATGAGCGGTGCCCTTGGCGACGGCGCAGGTCTCTGGCCCGTGTAGTCGCCCGCTCATACCTAGAACACGTGATTGAGGTCAACATGAGCGGAACCCCCGCTGAAGGTGAAAGCTCCATCACTCCCGAGCCGATCCTCTCCCAGGACAGCGCGGAACTTTCCCTGCCCTCCCTGGAGCTACCAGCACTCGAAGAGGACCTCCTGCTGTCCCTGATGGACGGGGTGGATGCTTCCCTGCTGCCGGAGTCGGCAGCAGGGGAACTCGCAAGCACCGCCGAACCGCTGACGCCCACAGCCAATTCCGACTGGATGGCAACTGTCCCCGACGGTGTCAGCCTGGCCAACATGTCCATCCCGGGCACGCATGAGAGTTGCGCGCGGGTCGGGGACTGGTCGTTCGGCTTTGGTAAGTGTCAGGACACCAGCATCACATGGCAGCTGGATGCGGGGGTCCGATTCTTGGATATTCGCTGCCGGTCGGTTGGAAGCGGTCCAGGTGTCTTTCGCATCCACCACGGTGACATCGACCAAGAAATGATGTTCGGTGACGTCCTGATGGAATGTGCCGAATTTTTGCGGGAACACAATCAGGAAACGATCCTGATGCGGGTATCGGAGACAAAATCTAACGATGCCACTGTATTCAAGAGGATCTTCGAGGAATATTACCTCACGAAGATGGGATGGAGATACCTCTTTCACATCGGGACGAGCATCCCAACCCTAGGGCAAGTCCGCGGCAAGATTGTACTGATGACGCGCGACCCCTATATGGGAGGGCTCGATAGCGGCCATTTCGACACTCAGGACAAGTGGAACAGTCCGAGCATGTCCGAGAAGATCACGGCTATTGACGACCATCTCAATAGAGCGGTAGCCACCACGCCCAAGTCAAAGATCTTCTTGAATTACACCAGCGCCACCAACCCCCCGGGCACGACGCCATCGGACTTCGCGAGGGGCCTCAACCCCTACGTGCTAGCACGCGTCCAGTCCATCTACAATCCCGCCAAGACCGTTGGTGTAATCGCGGCAGACTTTATCGACCGCACCGCCTTCATGGGCGGCGGTGGGAGCTACGACCTGGCATCAGCCATCATCAAGATGAATGACCACAGCCGCCCCAAGCCGCCGCCACGGAAGCGGGTCTCGCTATACATGAAGACAAACGGTCAAGTGGGGGGGCGCCCCTACACGGGTGACCGTGATGAGCACTTCTACCTTTGCGGCGTTGGAGGTGGTTTGGTAATTATCCCTTCCGGATTCGTCCGAATCCGCAGTAGGTATGACTACCGTTCGCTGGACGTGTCCCCCGGTGGTACGGTAACCGTTCAGCAGATGGCAAACACAGCGAGCCAACTCTTCTTCTTGGTGCCAAGGGGTGATGGCTCCTTTGGCATTCAATGCATTTCGACGCCCGGCCGTTTCCTGTACATGCACCAATCCGGCAGTGTGGGAACTAGGCCAGAAACGGAGTTTCAGGACACAAGTTGGAAATTCTCCATGCAAGCCGAAACCATACCCGGGTTCGCTATCCAAAGCTGGTATTACTGGGGGAACTAGCGCCATTCCGGGTGCTCTGAAAATCAGCGATTGAGCGGCCAGCGGCAGAGTAAAACTAGAGCGCGTAGCGCTCGGTCACAGTGCCGGTGGAGCCGCCGTAGCCGAGGATGGTGGCCTTCACGGGCACCTCGGACAGGGCGGCCGGGTCCAAGGTGATGGAGTCGCCGCCGATGATCGCTACCTTGGGGTAGTGCCAGGCGACGGCGTTGTCCCCGTCCGTGCCGACGATCAGCAGGGCCTTTTCCGTGGCCGTGGGGTTCAGCGGGATGTTGAAGCCGACCGGCTTGGAGGTGACGGGGTCGGTGATGACGGCCTCGTCCCCGGCCCCGTAGTAGAGCTTGTACGTCTCGACGGTGAAGTCCTCAAGATTCACCGTAAGCGCGTAGGTCTTCTTCGGGTTGGTCTGCTTCAGGTTCGGGTTCTGCCAAGACCCCAGAGTCTCGGCGTCGTCGCCGTCCACGGACATCTCGATGCCGTTCTCCAGCGACGTGTTGCCCACGTCCCGCCAGGCCGTGGACTTCGCACCGCCGACCTGCGGCATCGTCGCGTTCGGGTCCTTCGGAAGGATGGGAAGCGCCGGCATCGGGGTGCCGACTTCCGCCACGTAGACGTACCCCTGCGAGGGGTTCATGACGGGTTCGATCTTCTCGGCCAAGGGCCGCCTTTCCAGCATGCCAACGGCCCGCCCAGGAAGCCCCAGGCGGGCCGTCGTCGTTCGTTCGTATGCGGTGGGGTTACAAGCCGGCCCACTGGTGGGCGACGCGTGTCGACCACGCGTCCGTGCCCTTGACGGAGACGTCGTACTCGTAGACCTGGCCGACCACCGGGTACGGCTCGGGGGCCACGTGGACCTGCCGGTATCCGTTCTCGTTCGGGGGCCGGCCGGGGGCGGTGACGGTTCGCAGAAGTGCGCCGTCCTTGAAGATGCGGATGGTGTAGTCCTCCGCCCCTTCGACCGGCAGCCACATCACGTGCACCTCGTTCGGCGCGCCGCCGTCCCGCCAGACCTGCACGTCCTTCGGGGCCTCCGGGGCGGGGGCCGGCAGGGTCACGGTGAAGGCGAAGCGCCGCCCGGCCCGGTCCTCGAAGGAACCCTCGAAGGTCGTGGCGGTGCCCGGGTAGGTGTGGTGGCAGGTCACCACGGAGCCGGGGCCGGGAATGTCCACGATCTCCGCCGCCATCAATCACCCCAGGTGATCTGGCCCTTGCCCGCGACGGCGTTGCGGATGGTGGCGGACACCTTGCGCGGGTCGTCCTCGAAGTAGCCGAGCTGGACGTCCAGGTCACGCGGGAGCCGCACGGTCACCGTGGCGGTGGCGGTGTGGCCCTCAAAGCCGGCGTCCTTCCAGGACGGAACGGTGACCGTGACGGTCTTCTCGCCGTCGGCGGTGAAGACATGCCGCTCGGTGACCTTGCCGGCCGAGACAGCAGGAGTGGCGAGCGGAGAGCCGTCGCCCCAGTCCACCGTCACGCCAGGCTTGACGCCGGTGGCCGACAGCACGCCCTCGAAGTTCGAGCCGACGTCCATGGCCCAGGAGATTTCCACGGGCAGGACAGGCGCGGTCCTCACGGTCTTGGTGTTGCCGTCGGCGTCCGTGACCGTGACCATGTGCGCGCCGAGCGTCTTGTACTCGTGCTCGACCACGACCGGGTCGGATCCGATAGTGATATCGGCCATGTGGCCGTCTCCCCAATCCAGGCGCGCGGGGCCGGCGGCTGCGCCGGCCACCTGCGCGCGGTAGTACCTGCCGTTGCCCCGGTCCGCCGCGAGCGCCACCGTCATCGGCGGGCGGGCGGTCAGAGGGCGGGCGTTGAGCTGATAGGTGGCCGTGAACCGGCAGGCTCCCGGGTGGCCGGCGGTCAGGGCGTCGCCCGTCATGAACGGGCCGGTGACCTCGGTGAAGCGGCTGAGGTAACCGTCCGGTCCCCGATGCTGGTCCCGGCATGCGGCCAGCAGGGCACCCCGGGCCTGCCGGGCGAGGAGCGAGGCGGCCGGCCGGGAGGCGGCAAGGGCTTCAACTGTGAACATGCCGGAGTCGATGAAGCGCGGGTCGCAGGCCTTGCCGCCCACCCGCCGGGCGACGACCAGCGGCAGGAGCCCGGCCCACTGCTGCGGCATCGCGACCCGTACCGCCGTGCCGGCGGGCAGGTAGGCGCGCAACGCCTCCAGGACGAGCGCTTCGGTGTCGGGCAGAACGTACACGTTCACCTCCGGCTGCGGGGGCCGCTACCCGCGCCCACCACGTGCTCGATGGCATGGATGCCCTCGACCCATTCGCCAGCCTTGGTGAAGTGGCCGTAGTTGATCGAAGCGCTGTTGCGGTCCTCCAGGTTGACCGAGTAGCCCTTGCGGTGCCGGCGGACCTTGATGCCGTGCTCGAACGCGCCGGTCTTGCGGTGCGGCGCGGCCGCGGCCTTGATCTCGCCCGCCACGACCGTGGCGTGGGCCTTGAGAACCTGCATGACGCCGGGCATCCCGGCAACGGTCTTATGGATGTTGGGCTTCACGTACGCCACCGCTGCCCCCTTCGATCACGGCGGACACGTAGCGGGTACGGCGCGAGGCCCCGTGCACGCGCGGCGGGTCCACCACGTGCCACAGTTCGCCGTCCATCTCGACCCGCGCCCACGTCTGCACCGCCTCACACGGCCCGGTGATCACTTTCCGGCGTACGGGTGCCGCCCAGCCCGTCGCCACCCCTTCCGGGGCGTCCAGGGGCTGCACAAAGGCGCGGATGGTCGCAGGCCGGCCCAGGCCCGGGGCGGTGCCGCCGTACCCGTCGTCGGTCTCAGCCGGCGGGTACACCCGCAGCTCGACCGGGACCCGGCGATCGAAGATCACACGAGCCCCCGCTGGTCGGACGGGTCCGGGTACGGGTAGCCGGCGCACCGGTCGGTGAGGGCGACGGCCCGGACAGTCTCCAGCGAGCGCAGGGCGCTACGGCCTGACAGCCGCTCGATCAGCAGCTGCTCGCCCTTCGACAGGGAGCCACCCACCGCGCCCTGCTCGGGCATGCGGTAGCTGTACTCACCGGCCGATTCGCTCACGAACCCCTCGGGGTTGCGCACGCGGCGCTCGGCCACCGCCAGGACGATGGCCTTGACCGCCGCCGGCACCGGCCGGGGCCGGCCGTCGACGACCGCGCCCCAGGACGGATTCCCGTACGCCCGCACGATCGCCGAGGCGTCGTCCAGGGCGGCCTCGGCCTGCTCACGGTCGGCCCCCGTGAAGGTGCCGCCGTAGCGGCGTTCCAGTTCGGCGAGGTCGGCGAGCCGGCCCGCGGACTGTGTGTCCGACACGTGGGGCCCGCCTTACTTGCCGGTGCCGTTGCCCTTGAGGGTGATCGGCACGTACCGGCAGAACTCCGCGAGACCGGTGATCGGGTCGGGGCCCTCGAACAGCGGCTTGGCACCCGCGAAGACGTCGCAGATCGACAGGTCGGAAAGGCCGGCAGTGTCCCAGTCCTGAATCCAGCGCATCGCGTAGCCCTGGTAGGACTCCGAGCCCGAGTGCTTCACGCCCATGGACGCCTGGGGGGCCCGCACGACCAGGGCGAACGCCTCACGGGTCATCGCCAGCGCGCCGCCCTTGATGTAGTTCGACTTGAAGACCTGGAAGTTGAGGATGTCGCCGACGTTCGCGCTGCGCAGGGCCTCGGTGCTGCCGGACTGGTCGGCGCGGACGAACAGATCGTCCTTGAGCAGTTCACCGTAGAAAGCGGGCGAGACGACCAGGATGCGGCCGGTGTCCGGGACGTTGGCCTCGTCCATGGTGACGCCGGCCGCGATGATGGCCTCGCGCACCGCCTTGGCCTTGGACGGGTCGACCGTGGCGGTCTCCGGGACGGCCTTGATGGCGGCGTTCATCGGCTCCGCGATGGTGCCCTCGATGCGCTCGCCGATCTTGCGGACCTGCGGGGCGAGGACCTGGGCGGCGAAGCTCTCGATGTCCAGCGTCAGCTCGCGCGAGGTGACCTTGACCGGGTGAATGAAGTGGTGGTCCAGGCGGACCGGCACCGAGGACTCGCGGACGTCGAGGTAGCCCTGGGTGCCGCTGCCGATGTTCGGCGTGGCGGTGCCGGCGTCGTGCGCGTCCTGCGTCTGGCCGGGCTTCTTGATGTTGACGACGTTGCCCACGCCGCCGGCGAACTCGCTCTCGGCATCGCGGTGGACCAGACGGCCCAGGACCAGCTCGGCGGCGAGGAGGGAGAGGGCCTGACGGGCGACCTTGCCGCCCGCGTTCTCCGTAGTGATGAAGCTATGAGCCAAGGGGTGGTGCAACTACTTTCGGTACGCGAAAGCCCCTGGGTGCAGGGGCCGGGGGAAGGCGCGCGGATCAGAAGCTGATGGCGCGGATGCGGCGGGTGATCGCCTCGGGGTCGTGCTCGGCCGGCGCGTCGGGCTCCAGCCCGCCCTTGCCGGTGACGGGCTTCGGGGCGACCAGTGCGGCGAGCTTGCGGGCGTCGGCGGCGATCTCCTCGGGCGTCTCGCCCTGGAGGCGTGCCGCGAGGTCGGCGGGCAGGTTGACGCGGGCGGCTTCCTGGTGCCGGAGCACCGAGACTTCCAGCTCCGCCAGCCGGTTCTTATAACCAGCGGCCTCGGCGTCTGCCGCCTTGGCTGCGTCCGCGAGGGAGCGGGCCTCCGCCTGCGCCTTCTCGTACAGCGCGCGGTAGTCCACCGCCGCCTCGGCCTGCTCTCCTGCCGGGGCGCGCTCAGCGGTCGGCGACTCGGCCGGTACCGCTGCGGGCTCCTTGCCGCCGAAGACTTCGGCCGGCGTCGGGGTCGGGGCGGCCGGCGGCTGCTGGGGGGCGCCCACCGGGGTCTGCTCGCTCACGTGGTGCTGCTCTCTTTCTCAAGTTCTCGACGCCATTCGGCCAGGGTCAGGCCGTCCTTGGACTTCTCCTGCCACAGCCGCATGTAGCGCTGGTTCGCTTCGGGGAGCGTGTGGGTGCGGGAGAAGATCGGGCGCGGCTGGCAGTGACAGTCAGGGTGGTAGCGCACCCCGTCCGACATGCCGGCCGTCGCGGCCGACTTGTAGACCGCGCCCCGGCTGGCGAGCATCGCGCACCAGGCGCACGGGTCGGCGTCGGTCTCCCGGTAGTAGCCCAGCGCCTTCGGGTCGCAGCGTACGGCCTCGGCCAGGGCTTCGCGGCCGCCGTCCTCGGCGATCTGCGATCCGGTGCGGGCGGCTTCCTGCCGGGCGGTCGTCATGACCTCGGCCAGTTCCTTCTCGAACTGCGGGTCATCGAGCCGGCCCCGCCGCTCGGCCGCGCCCCGCGCCTTGTCCAGGCGGGCCGTGACCTCGCGGTGGAACGCGCCCTCGGCGCGCCGCTGCTCGGTGCGCTCGTCGTAGCCGACCCACGGGGAATCCTCCACCAGCAGGTGACCACCGCGGCTCGCTGTGCCGGCCTGCGCGCCGGCGGCGCGGTTGAACTCGCGCCACAGCCCTTCGAGGGTCGGCCCCTCGGCCGTGGCCGCGCCGGGCAGGTTGACGACCGTACCGGTCTCCAGCGCGCGCAGTAGCCGGTAGAAGGCGACGGCCAGGGCGTAGGACTTCCGCCGGCCCCGGGCGACGCGGGCCCGGTACTCGCGGCCCAGCGGCCCGGCACCGGTCCGTACGTCCTGCGCGGAGATGCCGGCTAGCCATGCGGTCAGGTCGGCGGCGACCTCAGCGGCTGTGCGCTCCTGCGCCCGCCGGTACGCGGCTGTCGCCCGCAGCGCGTCCGCGCTCGTCGCCATCGTTCACCCCCTCGTCGGGGGCCTTCGCCTGCTGGCTCGCGGCGATCTCGCGCAGCCGCTGTTCCTGGGCGGCCTTCCACTCCTTGACCGCCTCGTCGATGTCCGACTGCGTGAAGCCGGGGACCTTGCGCAGGACGATGCCGAGCGGGACGCCGATCTGCGACAGCTTCAGGCCGGCGTCGGCGGCCTGGGCGAAGGAGCGGTTGCCCCGGTCGGCCCAGACGACTTCGGACTCTTCGTCCTCGAAGCCGGCCCGGTCGCCGGCTACCAGGGCACACAGCCTCATGACCGATTCCCAGCTCTCGCCGAACGCGGCCTGCACTTCGGCGACCTTGCGCATGAACGCGGACTCGGCCGCCGCAAGCGCGTCGGCCGCCATGTTGACCATGTCCGACATCACGTAGTGCGGCGGGGTCTCGGTGACCATGCAGGCGTGCTTGACCGCCATGGCTATGGAGTCCTGGAGATCCTTCGTGGACTGGGCGGGGAGCTGTCCGAACTCGGTCTCGGCGTTCGGGGAGACCAGCAGCGTGGAGGGGTCCAGGACCGGTGGGAGGAACGTCGGCTGCCCGTTCTCGTCGCGCACGGGGTCGCCGTACTCGTCCAGCACCTCCACCGGCGCGAGGCCGGTGGCGAAGCGGATCGCGAACGCGCCGTAGTGCTGGGCGATGAGCATGTTGAGCGTCATCTGGTTGATGCGGTCCTGTGTGGTCATGACCCGCTCGACCAGCCCCTGAGTGCGGCCCTGCAAGTCGACCGCCGGCGCGAACCGCACGACCGGGCACACGCCCATGCCGTGCTGCTCGACCTTCGTGACCTTCGGGTCGCCGGACTCGAAATCCAGGTGGTAGACGGCCTGGTCGTCGATCAGCCGGCCCGTGTGCGGCTCCTGGCCGCCGTCGCCCGGTGTGCGGTCCAGGTGCAGGGCGTACAGCGGAAAGGGGTCGAAGGTGGGGTCCTCGTAGACCGCCACCGTCTTGACCGCGTCGTACGCGCGCACCTGCGGCCGGTCCCGCTTCTCGCCCGGCCGCATCCCGGGCAGGACGGTCACGTAACTGTGGCCGGCGGCGAGCGCGCCCCGGTGGACCTGGTGCTGCCGCTGGTCGAGCCGGTTGGCCTGCCACCACTTCCACTCGGGCGCGTTGGTGTCGCTTCCCGAGCGGCGGTAGCCGTCCACGCCCATGGCGTTGGTCGGCGCGTCCACGATCAGCGGGACGATGTTGTCGAAGGACCGTTTCACCAGGGCCCGGAACTCCGGGTTGGCCTTCTTCGGGATGAACGGTGCGCGGTGGAAGCCCCGCAGGTACCGGTCGGCCAGGTTCAGCCGCTCGTAGTCCCGCTGGATCAGGCCACGGGCGTGGCGTGCGCGCTGCGTGAGCACGCTCGCGACCTCGGTCAAGCTGTCAATACCCTTCGTACGCGGTCAGCTGTGCCACCGCGCGCTGTGGCTTGAGCTTGCCGGACTCGATCAGTCGCCGACGGGCAATCCAGCACAGCAGCAGTGCTGCGTACGCATCGACCTTGTGCCGGCTCTCGCGCGACTCCTTGCGGAAGCTGATGCCGTACTGATTCGGCCGCTTCCGGGCGTTCTCCACGTGCCTGCGCAGTGTGAAGTGGCCTTGGTGAAGGAGTTGGTGGGCTTCGATGGCCCCCACCATGGCCATGTTCTCCGTGGTGATCTCGCGCTGATTGGCGCGCATGTCGTACCCCACCGCGGACCGCGCGTTCGAGCGGATCAGCAGCTTCGGGCCGTACTTCTCGGACCACTGGGCGGTGTAGGTCTCCCAGTACGCCACGTCGGAGAGGAACGCCACCACGTTGTAGGTGGTGAAGGCGTTCGCGACGGCGTCGCTGACGACTTCCTTGTCCACCTCCCAGCCGGCCCCGGCGGGACCGTCGGGCTTCTCCCACACGCCCAGCGGGACGCACATCGCATCGCGCACGCGCATGGCCACCAAGGCTGTGCTGTCGTCGGCCTCGCCGCCGTCCAGGCCCAGGACGATGCGTTCGCCCGGTCGCAGGTCCCGGCCTTCGACCTCGCACCGGCCCCAGTCCTCGGGGTCGACCAGCGCGTCCTCGGCGACGGTCGTCTGGTTCAGGTACTTGCGGCGGGACTCGTCCTCGGTGGTGGACGCCGACCAGATCTCCGGCATGACCCGGTCCGGATTCACCCAGACCGCATCACCCCGAGTGCACAGCAGCGCGGCGCGCAACTGCTCCTCATCGCCGAGGTCGACGCCGGAGGGGGCTTCGACGCTGTCGTAGTACAGGCCCGTGGCCCGGTTCTTGCCGTCACGCTGCTTCTGGAAGTCGTACAGCGTGTTCTCGGCCACCGAGTCCTCGCCGACCACCGGGGCGTTGGTGATCTCCATGTACCGGCCGGAGACCTTGGCGCAGTTCGCGCGGATCGTGGCCGCGAGCTTCGGGCCGTGGTTGCCGGTGACCCAGTGCCACGTCTCGTTCATCAGGGCGAAGCTCGGGCGCCCGCCTTCGGCGGCCCGGTAGCTCGACGCCTTGGCTTCCAGCCGGCAACGCCGGCCGTCGGGCAGCGTCGCGTAACACTTCTCCTGGCCCAGATCGACCGCGTACAGCGCGATCGTCTCGTCCGTCAGCAGCCCCAGCAGGGCCGACATGGTGTTGGTGTTCTGCGTCGCCGAGGTGGCGAAGATCTGAACCCACGGCTCCTTCGCCGGCACTCCCCGAGGCGAGCCGTCCGCGCGCCAGCCGCCGAAGCGGCACGGGCCCATCAGCTCGACCCAGCACACGGACGCCATCATCGGGTCCTTGCCCCAGCCCTTGAGGCGCCTGAGCGTCCCCGAGGTATATGTGAACTCGCCCTCGGCGTCGATGGCGTACCAGCGGGCCAGGATGCGCACCTGTTCCGGGGTGTACCGCCAGTCGGCCCGGAAGCGGTGGGCAGTCCACCGGAGGATGTCCCGGGCAAGGGTCAGCTCGGGGACGGTGTCCTCGACGGTCCGCACGGGGGCGAAAGCCGGCGCGGGCAAGCGCCACCCCCGTTCGGTTCAGTCGGTCATGTACTGGCCTCCGCGTCGCGCCGGGCCTCGGCCTCCAGCCGGGCCAGCAGCACCGGCGGGACGTCCTCCGGGCAAGAGGTAAAGGGCTGCGTCATGTCATGCGCCCACAGGGCCCGCGCCTGTTCGTGCGTGACGCCTCGATCGAGGCAGGCCCCGTAGTAGGCGATCGTCCGGGCGATGCGCAGGGCCTCGTTCGACGGGCCGTTCCCGGCCCTGCTCTTGCGGCGGGCCATCAGCGGCGACCCGCCCACCGGGCACCGGCCGCCGAGCGGGAGTTGTGCCCACGCTCTGGCCCGTCGCCTTCGCCGCGGACCTTCGCCAGCAGCGCGCCGGCCGCCTGCCGGAGCTGCCGGGCCTCGGTGATGCCGGGGTGCAGCACGAACATGCCGGCGCGGTTGCCGCCCGGCACCATCTGCCCCTCGCGGCGGACTAGGTCGTCCAGCGACGCGGCGCGGGCCAGCATGGGGGCGGCGATGTCGATCGCCGCCAGGTCCGCCGGCTCCAGCTCCAGCTCGACCTCGAACCCGTCGACGAGAGCGGCGCGGATCTTGTCCGCGTCCTTCAGCTTGGGATCGATGCGCAGGGCGTCGTCACCTCGGATCTCAGTACGTGGGGGATGCGGCTCTCGGCCAGGCGGCACAAGGGGCGAAGCGGGGAAAAGAGGCGGCCTCGGGATCGCACAGAAACCGAGCTGCTGTCACGCCCCGGTCAGGAAGAATCATGATCAGGGAGCCACCCCCCTGGGGTCGCGAGGTTCGCGATCACTCAACAGCGACCGATCACGCGACACGAACGACAAGTGATCAACAACGTTGAAGCGACAGCGCAGGAGCAAGCCGCACCACCAGGAGCGGCAGCACCCCGGCCCAGCCCACCGAGGGCACGCCACGACGGACACCGCACCCAGACACCACCGTCAGGGCCCGCGCACCAGCACTGTTCCCGAGAACCCGTTGAGCGATGCAGCGAACGCCACCGACCCCCGCCCTCCACACCCACCGGCCAGCGCTCCGCGCGGCCCACCCTCCGGGCCCGCCCCCGGGGTACGGACGGGAACCACCCTGGGTGCTGGTGCAGGGAGGAGGGGGCTTACAGCGCCCCAGGGTGGGGCCTGCGACTTGTGGGACGCTCACGGGTCTCACGGGCCCGCCTTCGGCCGGCCGCGGCTTCCTGCGCCGTCTTGCGGGCGTGATGCCAGTGGCACAGCGACCACAGCGCCTCGGGCCGGTGGTCGTGCGGATCGAAGCGGTGGTCCACCTCGGACGCCTCCTCGAAGCACGGCAAGCCCGTGTCGTAGCGGATCCACTGGCAAAGGTGCGCGTCCCGGGACAGGACAGCGGCGCGGATGCGAGGCCAGTTTCGTGGGAGCTGAGCACGGCGGGTGCTGGTAGACCAGTTGCCGCTCAGGCATCCTCCCTGCTGGCATATGGAAGTCGACGCTCAGCGCCCCGCCCGGGGTCGAACCGTGGGAGGAGAGTCACCACGGGACCGCGCCGGGCGGGGCGGTTGCAGGGCCGCGCTACGGGGCGTCACTCGTCTTATGCGCACGCACGCGCGTGGCGCTCTCGGCCTTGCATCCTGATTAAGTTCGGGTGGGGTACAGCAGGCTGAGGCGCCCGCCGCGAGCGCCCCGAAGGGCCGCGCTGGACGCCGCGCCCAGCAGAAAAGGTGCTGCCCGCCCCTTCTTCCCCTATTACGCGTTTAGGAAAGAAGGTACGGGCAGCGTCTCTTTCGCTGTTCCTTCAGTACGAGATCACGCGGCGGCTTGCCCTGCGGTCCCGCTGCCGAACTTCCTGTCGCGGCCGTGCGGCACCGGCTCCCCAGCTTTCGCCCACTTGATCGTCACTCGTTCGCTGCCGTTAAACCTTCCCCCTCTCTTGGGGACTTCTTCACGATCACGTAATCGATCGCCAAACGGAGCAAATCCCGCTGCATGGACAGGGTGGCCGTATTCCACAGCTCTCGAACCTGCTCCGGCTCGGTCAGGAAACCCACGGCGTCCAACGATGTCGTGGGGCCATGCTGGGCAAGGTCCCTATTGGCCTCGCTGAGAACTTCCCGGGCTTCCTGTTCATGCTCCTCAAACAGGTCTTCCATAAGGTCGTAGCGGCCCTTGTTGCGGTCCTCCATGAGCCGCCGCAGACGCTTTTGCGCTGCCTCCACCGCTTGCACAGCTTCCCGGTGGGCCTTGGTCTCCTCCGGCTTCGTGAGCAAAGCCCATCGCTCGGCCACAGCCAGCAGCAACGGGTCTCCCGCGTCAGAACCACCAACTCGGTTGATCCAGCGAACCGCCATGTAGTCCTCGATGGCCTTCTTGTTGACGGAGGCCGGGGCGGGGCAATCAAGCCCAAGGTAGTGATGCCGGTAGCAGCCGTAGGAATCGCTACCGCACATAGTCATGGCGCCTTTGCAGCCCCCGCACCGCAGGGCGTCCGTCATCAGGTGGATAGCCACGCCCCTCTTGGTTGCTGCGGGCTTGTGGTGTTTTTCGACCTCGGCGAGGGCCTGCGGTTGTCGACGGCTCAGGTTCTCGCGCGCCGCCTTCACGATGTGCAGGGGAATCGGCTCTGTGCCCTCGGCGAGGACGGACACACGCTGTCCGCGTGAGTTCTTGTACGGGATGGTCGGTGGCGCGTTGCCTGCCGGGTTCCGTATGGTCTGCCATCCCTCGTACACGGGGCTGTTCACGAGTCGGTGCACTACAGAGATGGTCCAGGCCCCGCCCTTGGGGGACGTAACGCCGTCCGCGTTCATGCCGTGGCAGAGCTGGCGGCCGGATACCTTGCCCTCGGCGAGAGTGAAGAAGATCCGTTCCACGGTGTCCCATCGATCACCGTGCTCTAGCTTCCGGTCCCCGTTGACCTTGAATCCGAACGGTGCTTTGGCTAGCCACTCTCCCCGATCGCGCTGTGTGCGCTTGGTCTGCACGACGCTGTCAGAGAGCCGCACCGAATACTCGCGGGCCTGCTCGGCGTAGTCGATGATCCTTCGCCGGTCTCCGGGCTCCATGGAGTCCAAGCGGTCGTACCAGAAGATGACGCGCACCTTGCCGATGACCTTTAGGAGGTCTTCCGCTCCCTTGCGGCTGAACCGGTCGAGCCGGTAGCACCAGAGGACGTGAATCTTGCCCGTGGCGAGAGCGTGCAGGGCCTCGTCGAAGTCTTCGCGCTCCCGTTCCTTGAACGCTGACCCCAGCTCTGACCACACGTACTCCGCCGGGACCAGCGCACCAGCTTCTGCGGCCTCTCGGTGGCCCTGCTCGATCTGGGCTTCCGTGCTCAGCTCGCGGCGTCGGTCGCCCGCCCCGTAAACCTTCGACTTACGGGCCAGGATGCCCCAGAGGGGGCGGCCAGCGGTGGAGCCCATGTCTTCCAT